TATGATGTTGATAAAACACCGTCAGTTTACATTAGAAGTATTCAAAGAAAATTTTACAATGATGATAAATACAGACAATTAAATGCATTATCAAACGAACAAATAAACAGAATATTTTCAGCAAACCAATATTCAAGACAAGCAGTAATAAAAGACACACTTGCACAAGTTAATTTAAAAATTAGTGATAAAGAACTAAGAGATTTTGCATCAATAAGAAGTAAATTACAATTATTTGAATCAACAACTATCGATACTGATAAAAATTTTAAAACAATAGATATAGGAAAATTTTTATTTCCAGGAAATTTTTCAGTAGAACCAGAATGGACTAAAAATATAGCTGAGAAACAACAAGCTTTGAGAAAATCAATGCAAGAATCAGCTGTTGCAACAAAAGAACTTAAAAAAGACTCTGAAAAATATAAAGAGGCTATATCTAGAGAAGAAGAAATACGAAGACGATATATTGAATTACAAGAAGAAGCTCAATTACAATATCAGTTCAGAGATATTCAATCAGTCCAAGAAGCCGTTAGTAATTCAGTAAGTTCAGTTAGTAATTTAAACGAAATAACAGAAACCGGTAAAGACAAGTATTTAATACTAAAAACATTAGAACAAGTTTTAAAAGATACAAATGTAATTCAAAGATTTGAAAAAGAAAATAGTTTTGAAACAGACTCAACAAAACCAGACTTTGAAAGAGGCGAGGGATACATTAGAAATATTTTTATTAATGTTAAAAATTTACAAGAAATATTTGGTAAAGCAGTTGGTTCACAAACTTTAGGTGAATCTTTAAATTTATTATTTAATTCTTTAAGTTCAAATGTTCCAGCTAATATGGCCAATTTAGTTTGTAGGTATAATGCTGAAGAACAAAATGGACAATATAAAATAATGAAAAAAGAATTAGGTTCAACATATTCTAAACAATATGACTATTTAGAGTCCACTAATAATATTTATGAATTTCCTGTTCATCAACAAGATAGTATAGTTTTATCACAAGAACTAACCACAGATTTATCCAACACACAATTTACAGTATTACAATCAAAAGCTTTGGCCGAACAAGTGGATTTCCAAGATAAAAAAAATATTTCTATTCCACACCAATCAAATTTTGTAAAAACAGATATAAGCGGAAATAAAGTTGAGGATGAAAAATACGAAAAATCTTATTCTCTTACACCAGCATATCGTATGTTTGGTTTTAAATATAAAAACCCATTTGGTAGTAATCCTAACATTCCAATAGCAAGTTGGACTAAAAATTTAAAAACTGATAGTGGAGAAGAATTTGATGAAAGACAAGATTCAGTAACGATAGAAAATATGTTATCATCACAAGATAAACAAAGTGAAAAAGATTTAGAAAGTGCAGTATCAATTTTTCAAAGATTACCAATTCCTTATGATATCAATGGAGTGTTGAAATCAGATTATCACGGAGATATGTTAACAGACATTAAATACAAAACAAAAAATAAAAAAACAAAATTAAAAGTTTCAGACTTTGGTTTGATTGGATTAACCACAACACTAACTCTAACCGGTATAGCAGGTATTTATCCTTCCAATGTATTTACCACAACTTATTTACCAACCAAATTTAAAGCAAATAATTTGTTTCAAAATAAAGATGATACCAGAAGTTCTTGCCATTTCTGGACAATAGGAGTTACACAAAATTGTAGTGCAGAAAGTTGGACTACGCAAGTAGAAGGAAGACTAGCTTGGAGATATCAAGAGTAAAATGGATAGAGAATTAATAAATATCATAACACGAGACACCGAAACTTTAATTAAAAGTGCTGGGATAACTGAACATTTAGAATTTATAGATGGTAATGATAACCCAATACCAGCAGGAATCCCTTATCATATACACATCACAACTGATAAAAGTTATTGGTATATGACGAGTGCAGAACACGAAACTAATTCTATCTTGATTTTTAAAGCAGATGGAAATGACCCGTCTTTTGTTCGTTATAGAAAATTATATGGTTCTAATCGACAAACTTATTTGTATGAATCAAGATATGTTCCTACGGAAATAGATTATCGACAAGGTTCAATTACATTATACTTTGCAAAACCAGCAAATGATACAAGTGCAAAAGTATTTGAAATTAGTCAAGAAGACTTTTTAAAAGACACAACAAATTACCTTAAAACTCAAATTAATTTTATTATCAAAGGTGAACGAAATGATGTTGAAACAAGAAACCAACGATTAATTGATGTAAGAGATATACAACTTCCTGGATTAAAACAAGTATTACAACCATTAAGATTTTTTCAACCAACCAAACCAACAAAAGAAGATGTTATTGCAAGATTAGAGAGTTTTGTCCAAGAAAGAACAGAAGAACCAACAACACCAACAACACCAACAACAACCACAACAACATCAACAACTTCTTATAGTGGTGGTGGTTCAACGGGTGGTTCAACCGGTGGTTCAAGTGGTGGTTCTTCCGGTGGTGGTGGAGGTGGTTATTAAAAAGTTTGTATTTTAGAAAACTTTGATTATATTTATTACTAAATAAAGGTTATATGATAGTTCAGAATAAAAAGCAACTACAACAAATTATAAATGAGCACATCAATAGTGAAATGGTATTGATACCAACACTATGTGATAAAAATCTGCATCCAATACAAAATGAATTATCGTTGTTGTATGTAAAATGGTTATCAACAAATCAAGAAAATATTATCGTGTTGAACCACTCAGAACAACGAAAAGATAACGATTTAAATGTAAAATTTGTTGAAAAAGCTCTTGACATTAACAAAAAAAATAAGTATATTTATAATAGGAAATCCTTCAATCATATCCTATCGTTAAACTCACTAAATGATACCAATTTGACATTTTATTTGGAGGCTGGTAATCCACTTTACATTGATAATTTAACGACAAATTCACACGATTTTTTCAACATAAATTTCTCTAAATTAAAAAATATCAACAGATACATACCAATTATGAAACACTTAGAACACAATAGAAAATTGGTAAACAAAATGAGAGATTTATATTATTATGATAAAAATAATCAAAAATATAACCAAAATGTTATCGATAATTTAACCAAAATAGAACACAACGGATTATTCACAACCGATAACGAATACCAATATTCAGAATATAATATCTATACTTCAACCGGTAGACCAAGTAATCGTTTTGGTGGAATTAACTTCGCGGCACTAAACAAAAAAGACTCAACAAGAGAAAAATACATTAGTCGTTATGGTGATGAGGGTTGTATGATTGAAATGGATTATGATGCATATCACTTACGATTAATAGCACAAATCGTTGGATATGATTTTCCAGAGGGTTCAGTTCACGAATATTTAGCTAAACAATATGGGGTGGATTATCAAAAGTCAAAATCACTTTCGTTTAAATATTTGTATGGAGAAATACCTTACAAAATAGCAAAAGAAATACCATTTTTCTCGAGAGTTCAACAATACATTGATAAAAAATGGCAGGAGTATAAACAGAACAATTTTGTAGTTTCTGATATTTATAATAGAAAGATTGGTAAAAATATTAGGTTTACTAATAAAAGTAAATTATTTAATTATTGTATTCAGTTATTAGAAACAGAAAACAATATGAGAATGTTAGATGATTTACTTCCAGTATTAGAAGGTAAAAAAACAAAAATTGTGTTGTATAGTTATGATTCATTTTTGTTTGATTTTCACAAAGAAGACGGAATGAATTTTTTAAAACAAATCAAACAAACGATTGAACAAAACAATACTTATCCGGTAAAAGTTGCTTGGGGTAAAAGTTATCATAATATACAAGACATAACAGAGAAGTTTAATGATTAGATTAATGGAAATGGTTAAGTATCGTCATATTCGTCCTTTTACAAAGGTTGAAATGAATCACATTACTGATGAATATTTAAACAACAATAAATTTAAAGAAGTAATGCCTGAGTTCGCAAAAGATAAAGATGATGTGTTGACAAAATTACAAAAAATTGACCAATTAGAATACCTTTCTGAAAAAGAATTAGCAAGGTTAAACAATTCTAAAATACCTTCCATTAAAAATAGTGGTAGAGATATTGCAAATTTAATCGGACAAGAGAGATTTAATTACAAAGAAATTTATGACGGAATAAAATCAGTTCCACCAAAAAAGTTTACACCACCAGTTGTGGTTGAAGATAAAAAAGGTAGATTGTTTGTATTGGACGGAGATGACAAATTAACTATCTTTGTTGCATTAGGTGGTAATCTACCGGTTAAAAAAGTTCGTTATAGTAAAGAATTTAACAAAGAATATATGGAATATTATAATAAATCACATATGAACGATTTAAGTTCTCACGCAGGTTCAATCGGAGTAGGTTATTAATGAACGACTTAATTAAAAAAATATTAGTAGAATGGTCTTTTCGTTTAGATGACGGAATGATTAATTTAAAAAATCCAAAACATATGATTGTGTTGAGTGAAGTTTTAAAAGATATGAAACTACCAACAAAAGTTATTTTGGAAGTTATGGGTAATTTAACTGAAAAGAAAAAACCAGGTGATGTTTGGAAAACAAAAACTGGTTGGGCAGGATTAAAAGCTGGTGAAGACAAAGCACAATATGGTATGGACTCAAAAGAAACAGCTAAAAAATATGTTAAGGGTGGAGAAACAACATCAACAGGAGATGTATTTAAAACAGACACACCAACAGAAACAGAACAATCAACATCAGGAGTATCAACTAAATCAATAAATTCTATTGATGGTGATGAAAAAACAAAAACTATGAATGGGGAAGAATCACCACCAGGAACAGAAACATCAGCGGTAGCTGAAATAGGAACTGGTGATGCTATGGCTTGTTTATCTGAAAATAACAACAATATGGAAAAAGCAGATAAATGTTTAGAAGAAAAACTATCTAAAACAAAACTTGGTAAAGCTCACGGAACTGGTGAATCTAAAAAAGAATTTAGACGAGGTATATTACAAGCAGCTAAAAGAGAAAATCAACGAGTTAAAGAAATAAACGAACAATTGGGTTGGAAAAACTCTCAGACTGCACATATTGGTGGTTCTAAATCTTCACTAAAAAAGACAGTAGATAAATTAAGAGAAAAAGGAATTACACATATTAATGGTATTCCAATTGATGAATATGAAAAAATCATATTAGGTGGTGGCGGTGGAGACAATCCAACTGATACTATGGTATGTATTATAAACGAAGAAACAGGTGAGGTAATAATGTATCATACTTCTAATAAAATGACTTCTAAAGATATAATAGCTAATGGTTCACCAAGAAAAGAGATTAAAGAAGTCATAGATGTAGCAGATTATAACGAAGAAGAAAGAAGACAAGCCGAAGAAGCTGGTGAGGAAACAAGAAAAAATATAGCCAAACATAGAAAAGACCAAAAGAAATATATTCAGAAACAACAAGATAAAATGGTTGAGGATTCTGAAGACCCAAAAATAGCAAGAAAAGCCATTGATAGACTAAAAGGTGTAAAAGATGGAGTAACTACGGCTTCAGATAAAGGAAAATATTGGAAAAAAATATTAGCACATAAGTCAGTAAAAGAATTTATGAAAGAAAAAGGTTATAATAAAAATAATCTAACACCAGAACAAGAAGTAGAGATTTATCAGTTTTATGTTAGAGAAATGAAAAGAATATCAAGTATGGATACTCCACCAGAAGATAGAAAAAGTGGTGGTGTTGGAGAAGTTGATATTCAAATTATGACAAGATTATATGGAGAAGGTCAAGAAGAAATCACCACCGGAAACAAACCAAGAGAACCTATTTTTAGTGATAAAGAAATGAAATCTTTTTATGACAAACAAACAGAAGAAATAAATTCATTAAGAGAAAAGATGAATAAAATAAAAGAAGGTTCTGGTGATAAAGCTTTTGCTAAAAGAATGGAAAAAAGACTTCACTTAGATATAGCAGATGGACATAATCCTGGTGGTATCCCAAACAATAGAATTGAAACAAATATGGGTGTTTACGCTTACAAAGATTTGAGACAAGATTCTGAAGGTAATTTGTATCAACAAAAAAATGGTAAAGGGCCTTATTACAAACTTGATAAAAATGGAAACCTAACTGATGAAGTAGTTGATAAAAAAGATTTACAAGATTTTGATTGTGCTGTAGTGGGTGATAAAGAAACTATGAAAGCTTGTTTAGGTGTTGGAGAAGGAGAAGAAGCAGGAGATGATATAGGAATTACAATGGGCGAATATGAAGGAGATAAAGCAATTATTTATGATAGAAATGGTAATCAAATAGGTGTTCAAGTAGCTCGTTCAAAGGTTGGGCCAGGTGGAGAGATGCAAGATACAATTTTATACCATAGAGATTTTCAATTATGTTTAGCAAAACAGACTAAAATACAAGGTAAGTGTGGATAATGAAAACTCAATTGTTATGCACCTTTACAACACACAGCAAGTTAAATCTTGTTGTTGATTCCATTATAGATTCTTATACTATTTTATTTGATAAAATTTATGTATTTCAAAACGAAGATGATGCAGGACAATTAATTTGCACTTACAATATAGAAATGGTTGAAGATTATTATGACGGAGATGAAGCCATATCCGGAACTATCTCTTTACATAGAAAAAAACAATCCAACACATTATACACGATTAATGCATTAAACGAAACAATTAGAAGTTTAAACAACGGAGTATTGGATAAGTCATTTCCAATCCCGTGGGAAAACTATCAAAACAATTTACTATTGACAAATGAAGAAGGGTTGAATATTATCCCTACAAAAATATTCAAAATAATAAATGTTAAAGATTGGTAAAAAAGCTTGGTATTTTCCAAAACTTCTTTATATTTATTACTGAATTAACAATTAAACAATTAACAATTACTTAATAGGAGACACAAAATGGATATTAACGCAATCAAAAAAAGGTTAAACCAGTTACAATCAACCAATACGAGAACTTCAAATCTTTGGAAACCGCAACCAGGAAAACAACAAGTTAGAGTAGTTCCTTACAAATTCAATCCAGATACACCATTTATAGAGTTATTTTTTCACTATAATTTAGGTGGTAAGAACTATCTTTCACCAATCAGTTTCGGTAGACCAGACCCGATTGAAGAATTTTCACAAAGACTAAAAACAACCGGTAGTAAAGATGACTACAATCTTGGTAGAAAATTAGAAGCCAAGATGAGAACTTTTGCACCTGTTATTGTTCGTGGTGAAGAATCTGAAGGAGTTAAGTTTTGGGGATTTGGAAAGACAGTTTATCAAGAACTTCTTTCAATCATAGCTGACCCAGATTACGGAGACATTACAGACCCGAAAAATGGTCGTGATATTACATTAGAGTTTAAAACTGCTGAAGAAACAGGAGCATCATTTCCTTCAACTTCAATTCGTGTTAAACCTAATCAAACACCGATAACTGAGGACTCTAATATATTGGAACGAATTAAAGATACTCAAAAAGAAATTACTGATATCTATCAAGAGTTGTCATATGAAGATTTGACAAATGTCTTGAACGAGTGGTTAAATCCTGATGAAGAAACAACAGAAACTTCAACAGAAGAATCACAAAAACCAGTAAATGAATTTGACCAAAAACTAGCAGAAGACAAAGTTAAAAAAGAACAAGCTTCAAAAGTTCAAGATGCTAGTCAACAATTCGACGATTTATTTAATAACTAAGGAGTAGAAAATGTCAGTAAAAGACGATTTGGCTAATGTCATAGCCGATAACCTGAACAAAAAGTTCAAAGACAACAAAGTAGCGTATTTCCTTGACGGAAGTGATGATACACCAACAGACATTAAAGACTTTATTTCAACAGGGTCTTCAATGTTAGACTTAGCAATCTCTAATCGTGAAGACGGAGGTATTGCTGTTGGTAGAATTACAGAAATCAACGGATTAGAATCAAGTGGTAAATCATTACTTGCATCTCACATATTAGCAGAAACTCAAAAGAAAGGTGGTATCGCAGTTTATATGGATACAGAAACATCAGTCAGTAGAGATTTCTTAGAAGCTATTGGTGTTGATGTTAGTAAATTGTTATATCTGCACTTCGAGTGTGTTGAAGATATATTTGAAGCCATTGA